ACCAGGGCCACGACCTCCGGGATCGTGGAGGACCAAAAGGTATCAATTGCTATATCACAATCGACCGCCTGGTAGTAGAGCCGCTGAATGATCTCGGTTACAGATCCTCCCGCATCACCTCTATCCGGGCATCCAGATCCTCCCTCTGGCTCTGCGTAAAAAAACCAGATACGGACAGTGTTGGCATAACCACATCGGTGAACAGAGAAAGCAGACTTCCACCCTCCTCCACATACTGGTCAAACATCGTCTGCACCTGGCTAAACTTAATACCATGATGCCAGCGTTTAACCGCCGTCTGTACAACAGTGAGCATAACGCCCAGGGCAGGAATATCTCCCGCCATCATGACATTAAACAGGCCGCGGCCCCATTTTTCCTCCAGCTGGCAAATGTCAGCGGTGGTCAGTTTCAACTTATAATCCTCACCACCCACCGCCCAGTAAGCAAAAGCGCGGGGTTTCTGTTTCAATTCCACAACCTTTTCGGTTTCAATCTTTTCGGTTACTTCTTCGTCTATGCCAAATGTTCCCATTTCTCAACTCCTCCTTATACCGGGTCCACAAACGTAATGTTGCTCTGTAATGACATGGCCAGTTCAAATTCAATTACGCCATTCACAGCGCCGCCGGTACGCTTAACGGACACTTGCGCGTCATATCGTGACTTTGTTCCGTCCTTTAAGGTTTCCTCAAAGGACAGCGTTTTTCCGTCCGCCTGCGCCTGCCGCATCACCCGGTAGGGGCTGGTGGCCTCTGTGTTATCGTAGATAAATTTGTAAGTCATGTCCCCCGCATCGCCAATTCCATTTTCATACTGCTTTACCTCTGCGTCCAGCGGGGTGTTTTCAACCTTTTCCGGTTCTGTTCCCATATCGGGGATCTCTTTCAGCCCCTTCAAAATTGTATACGTGCTGCCTCCGCTCGCTTCTTTGTATCCAAGGGTTGCTCCATTTGCTAACATATTTATTCCTTTCTTCTACCCTCTGTGGTAGACCTGTTGTGTATTTACGTCAATTATCATTTCATAGCGCATGACTTTGTGTTTGCGCCCCGAAGGGTCGTCAGCATCCTGACACCGGGTCCTCTTTAATCCCAGTCCGGACATAGCCGCGTCAACCGCGACAGCAGTTGCGGATGTACTCCGGTTGTGCCAAATATCAATTCTGTATCGGCAATAAGACTTCTGTTCTGCCATGTCTGCGTATTCGTAAACACTATTTTCCTCTTCCATGTATTGGATTGCCAGATCCTCCTCCCAGTTCTTGGGGTAGGAGTCGGTCACGTTTTTTGTGACCTGGCAAAGTGCCACGTACACCTGATCTTTTACGTTTAGCATTTTTAATCCCTTTCAAATTGCGCGGAAATCGTGTCCCCCAAGATCTCTGCGGCCTTGTCCTCATTGTTTTTCAGGGCAGGATACATAAAGGGCTGCGCTGCCTGGCCATTGGACTGATAGAAACGCCCTTCGGGTGTATCGATATAGAACCATCCATACTTTTCAGCCGTTACCGCGTCTACCTGGCTCTCGTGCATCCACCAGGGCGACTGTGAATATGCCGGGGTAATCGCCGGGGATATTCCTTCGTGGCTTGCTTCACCGCGCGGGCCCGTACCCATCTCAACGTAGGGCGCATACTCTTTGTTAGTGTAGCAAATCCCGTACACCACATCGTCCCGGACTTCAACCTCTGTATAGATACTCTGCCGCAACTCACCATCATCAGTCGGGCATAGCTCTTTTGCATGCCCCTGAACGAACTTAATAGACTCACTGACGGCGGCTATTGTATTTTCGACCGATACGGCGCGTTCCATTTTGATGAGTCGACGCGATAGTTCATCCGCTCCCCGAATCATAGCTTTTCGAGCTCCATTCGTAACGGCGTGAAGGGTTTAATTGCTATGATGCGATAATCCGGTTTCGCTTGGGGCGCTGCATATACGCAGATGCCGTCAAGTTCGGATAGGGTCATACCGTCAAAGCAATACAGCACCTTGCCCTTATCATCTACCGTAATGCTGTATGCCCCCTCTACTTTACAGTTACGGATATAATCGAGACGTTGGCCGTATTTCTCGGCCTGCACCTTCCCCCCGGCCGGCCAGACTTCGGCGCGGAAGGGAATCGGGTTAACCCCGTAGTCATCGTATGACCCGCCCTCATTACTCGTTTTTGTAATTCGATTCCGCAGATGGTATGTCCTGACCCGGTCTTGCCTTAATCTCATACACCACACCCCCTACCCTTGCTAACCTGTATTGATCCAAAATACTGTAGATACTCTTAGGCATGTCTAAAAACTCGTAGGACTCACCCGCCTCGCTCCTTTTGCATTCGCCCTCTGTACCGCGCCGGTTATAGGCTATCAGAGCCAGATCACAGGCTGCCTTATTAAGCGCCGGAATCATTACCGTGCGATTTGTATAAGATAGCACCTGGGCCTCCGCATCCTCGAGCAAAAGAGAGAGCAACTCCTCGTCACTCTCTCCCGTAAGCACTTTTAAGCGCTCTATGTTACTCACCGGCCATCACATCCTTTAGGACCGCCAGCAGCTCTTCCTTGTTCAGGGAGGCGGCGCCCTCGATGCCCTGTTTCTTCGCCAGTGCCTTTAGGTCAGAAGCAGACATTTTTTCAATATCAGGCTTGTTATCCTCTCCAGTACCGGCCTCTTCCTTCTGCGGTTCCTCGCCCTCTCCGGCATCGCCCACAGGCAGATATCCCTGCTCTTTGTAAAGCAGCTTATAAGCCTTTTCCGACGCCGTAACTTCCCTGCCATCCTTTACGTATTTTCCGTACTTCATCGTCGCCCCTCCTTATTTCGCAAGGACCGCAAAAGCTTCATCCTTGATTGGCAAAAAGCCTAAGCGCATCGTGGCTTTAATTGCAATCATGTCCTGCTCAGCGAGAGAGATAGGCAGGCCGTCTGCATCCACGGTCCCCTGCAGGGTTGCCTCTTTCAGGATTTCGTAAGCGATTCCTTCGCGGATTCCCACAAGGGACTTTGCCCAGTCTGCCGCGATAATTTCGGCCTTGTCTTTGTCCCACGCGCCATTGCGGGAGAACTCAATCGGGTTGTTATAAAATTCCGACTGATCCACGCCGGGCACATATAATGCATTGCCGTTGGCGTCTCTGAGCTTTCGCAGAGTATTTTTGATGCCATAGTGCGCCGCGAAGCCGTTTACGTCCAGTCCGGCATCCTCAATTAAAGCCATAATGTCGGAAACATCCAGATCTATCGACGGATTCGCGCCCCCTGTAACCACATTGCCGGCAGCAGAGGCAGACTGGTAAATATTTTTCGCCCACGGCGAACCGGTCCCGAAGAGCCCGGCAGCATCAATGGCCGTGTAAAATGCTTCTGCGATTGGTCCCTTGAGCTCCTCAAACACGTTAATGGTTGTGTCGTTAAGTTTTTCCTTTGTCGTCGGTATAATAACCGCCAGCTTTTTCGCATACATTTTGGGAAAAATCCACTGAGCTTTGCTCGTCTTAATCCTCTCGCCCTCTCCTACCCAGTAGGCCCCAGGGCCGTCCGTCATAACCGGAAACTCCTTTGACTCACTTGTCATGGGCTCCACACGGCTCAGGCGCAGCAGAGAAGACCCCCGCGCCACATCCTTCATAATCGTTTTCACTTTTTCGGTGGGTACAAAGCCCACCAGTTCGTCTTTTAAATATACTGCCATTTCTTACTCCCTTCTAAACTCTCTTTACTTGGTTTGCTTTAATGACCCCGATAAAAGATTCAGCATCACTTAAGTCCTTGTTACTGTTACTTGCCTTCTTGATTGGATTGCCGCCCTTTAAGCGCCCTTCTACTGCAGCCTCCACTGCACTTTGAAACGCCTTTTCCAAGGTCCCTATAGAGGTATTGCAGGCGTCTGCATCCGTGTACACCAGCAGTTCCGCAAGCGCAGAAGGCAGGCCTTTTTCCGCGAGCGTGTTCTTAGCTTCTGCCATCAGCTCGCGCTTTGTTATGGCCGCTTCTTTGTCTGCCAGCTCTTTTTCCTTTTTTTGCTGCAGATACTGTGCCTTTTCATCCTTTGTCATCTTGGCAAGTTTTTCAGCCTCCGTGGCCTTATCGTCCGCCAAGACCTGCCACTTTTCCCTGGCGGACTCCAACTCCTTGGAAACCCTGCGGTCAAATTCCTCCCGGTAGGCCTTGTCTTCCAACACCTCGTCAAAGGTTTTCGGCTTGCCATCCTTGGCTCCTTCGCCGTCGCCATCATCAGCCCCGCTCCCGTCTCCCTCCTCTGCTGCTCCACCGGCTCCGCTTCCACCGCCGTCCTGCGCGTGGAATACCCTGCAGAATCCGTAATGATTGTTCATGAATTTCATATCTTGTCTGTCCTTTCAGGCAATAAAATAACACGCTTCAGCGTGCCTTAGTTGCTACTTTTTTGCTTCTTTTACCTCTACTGCTTTTCCGGCCTCAATCAGTTTTTCCAGTCTCTCCGGAGTAACATCCATTTCCGTGTCGGCGTCGATGACTTTTTTTAATACTAAGTCATGATACGTCTCAATTATTTTTACTTTTGGCATTCCTATCACCTCCCTTCTTTCTCTTGTATTTCTCGTAAAGCTCTCGGTCAGATACTTTGACGTATTCGTCATACCATTGCTTGTAGGTCATGTTAGCCGGAACAAGGTAGGTTTTCCCGGTGACCGGATCCCTCGCCCTTCGCTGCATCTTTGCCAGCTCTTTAGCTCCGATCTCTGCAATTGTCGTAGACCGGCACCACGGGTGCATAGGCGGGTAATTCTTCCCGACTTTTCGCTCGGAAAGAGTGAAGACCTTGCCGTCCAGATCACGGCATAACACAGAGGTTCTTAAGTCCAATGTGGCTAAATACCGGTACCGGCTTATCCCGCATTCCTTGTAGGATAAGGCCTCCATTTCGCCCGAAAGGAAACAGCTCTCGGTACGTATTAACCGGCGGGCGTTACTGGCTCCGACCACGAACTTGTTGGCAATAATCTGCGCGACTTCGCGCTCAGTCCGGCCAGTAACCAGATTGATCAGAAGTTCTTCTTTCAGGTTTTGTGCAAGAGCCTGCGTATTATGCCAGATCCGCTCTGAATAGTTTTTGCCGAACCATTTTGAGCCGATTACCTGATCGACTGTTTTCGGGTCTAGCGCGTTAAAGCCAAAGGCAACTCCCGCGCGCTGCTGGATCTCAAAAACGGACTTGTAATAGGCTTCGTTCGCAAGGTCGACATAATGGCTGGTGTTAAAATCCCTCTCCTGCTCGTAGATCTGCCGCATGAGCAGGTCAAGCTTGTTCTGCTGCTGTTGCAGGCGCTCTATCCGCGCTTGATACGCCGGACTCTCGATCTCTGCCAATATCTTTGCCTTGTCACCCGCACTGCTTGCTTGCAACGCGCGTTTCAGCTCTTCAACAGAGGTCCGGTCTTGCATAGTATTAAGCAGGCGCAACGCCTCTTCGCGCGTGAGGCTGTGTTTTGCGCGGAACTTTTCGAAAATCCGGTCGGCGTCAACCGACAGGTACCGCGAAGCCTTGAGGTACAACACTGCGATCTTATCGGCTGTATCCTCCGCGCTCTGCATGTGTCCCCACATATTTAGCGCCTGCCGATCAGCCCAGTACGCGAAATTACTCATCTACTCCAGCCTCGCTTTCATCCGGCAGCGGGTTACCATCAAGACCAAAGATTTCCTTCTGCCGCTTCGCCGCTTCCTCGCTCTCCTGTGTGACCTCTTCGACCTCCTTATCGGGATCCTCGACAAATGGCAGGAGCTGCAGCAGTGTCTTTTGGCTTACGGTCCCTTTTAGGTTTAGAACGATCTGCGCCAGCTCTAACAGATTCTGGGGCAGCGAACGGCTGAATACCGGCACTATGGAGCCTGCCTCTATTGCAATCTGCTTAAGGCCCAGGAAACTGCAAAATAGCTTAATGCGACGTCGCAACCCCTGCTTGTAATACCGGGTCTTAATCTTTGTGATCATCTCTAAACCTAGCAGCTTATACCCCATTGCCACCCCCGAGGCGTTCGCCGCAAAATTCTCGTCCGTTAGATTCGGCACATGAGAAAAAGTGTAAATGTCTTCCTTTATAGCCTTTCTCAACACTTCAACGCCAGACTCGTCTAATGAGCGTGTTAGGTACTCTGCTTTCGCGTCTGAGGGTAATTCCAGCAATTTTAAGTCCCGCAGGGCTTTGGCTGCTTCGCTTGACTCGCTTTCCGTGTCACCTAACAGAGTGCCGTAAATAACAAGGATTGCATCTATAAATTGCTCCTTATCGTTGACCCGGTCTGACATCAAAGTGTTGTAGGCATCAATTAACCCGATCTGCTGCTCAAAGTCCCCAATACAATCCTTATTGTTTTTGTACTCTGTGATAGGGATATCTCCCATATGGTGCGGCTCTGGATTTTCGCAGGGGCCGGAAGCCGTCTCCCCTTCTCCCTCTGCCGTAAATACATACTTGTACTGGGTCGTAAGCACACTTACAAGGTACCGGGTCTTTTGTGTGTCTGTATCGGTCTGCGGGAAATAATACACGCCGTACAAAGGCTGCTGCTCAATTGTATCGTCGTATACTATAAACGTGTACTCCGGTTCAAGGCTCTTTGCCGACAAGGTAGTTTCGTCTTTTTTGACATATACATAGTCGTAGCAGCGCCCATAGATCGACAGATCCAAAGCATTGTCGCTGTCTACGTCGTCAATGGAAGCAGCGTCAAAAGCCTCAAGCAATTGCTCGATCTTTGCATCCCCTGTGTTGTTGTATGTGATGGGATTCCCCATAAAATAACTGGATGCCGTATCTGCTATGTCCTTTGCGTGATTACATACGGCCCTGACATTGGGAGCTCCTTTTTTACGTCTCCGGCGGATAATATTATGCTCCCCCAAGTAGTACTGTTTCTTCTTATCAAGTTCCGGCACTATCATATTCCGGTGCCGTTTTATAAATTTCAAAATGTCGTGCTTGTCAATATTAGCTTCGCTGTATTCCTCCGCGGGATATGTAAATACTTGCAATTTATCACCTCTCTCCTAGTCAAATCCATGCGCGGACTTGTCTTTAACCCTGGCTTTGTTGTTATTGAGTATCGTATAGCAGAAGTACCGCACAGCATCCATCGCATGGTCGTGCTGCTTGATTGGCTTATCCTCGCCGCGCTTTGCGGCTTTGGGATCCCAGATGTAAGAGGCAAACTCTTTAATGGTGTTGACACATGAACTGCTAAAGATCAACTTACCTAAGTTAAGGAGCGTCCCAACCCTTCGTATGCCGTCTTCCACATCGTTTTTAGCCTTGATCACTGTGTGCCCGCGCTTCTGCAGCTCTGCTATGAAGGATGCCGCCGCCGGATCCACAATAATTGCTTTTACCTTCGTGCACTCTAACCAATCCGCAAGATCGTCTGCGTACTCCGAATCGGTCTTCTGGATTCCCTTATCCCGCCCGGAGTAGTAATATTCGCGCGTACAGTACCATACGCCGTCAATACCCTTATTCCACAGCAGAAACACTGTAGCATTTTGGGTACCATAATCAACACTAACATATCTGCCGCCATCCACCAGAACCTTGAAGAAATCAAGAATCCCTTTGACATGCTTATCTACATCAAACATATCGTAGATGATGCCCTCTGCCATCGCCCACAAGCCCAATATGTACCGTCTGTAAAACACCCCGGTATACATGGATCGGTAACGGGCCCTGATCTTTTCCGACAGGGACAGGTTGTCATCCATTGTAAAGTGGAGATATAAAAGGTTCTGCTCTTTCCGTTTGTCTATCCAGTTTTGTTTAAACCAGTGATACGGTCCGTCAGGGTTGCAGTTAAACCAAAACTTTGACCCGTCAACGGAGCACCGCCCCGTTGCCTGATTGACAAACGATTCCGGCATCAGGGCAACCTCATCAAAAAAGACCCCCGCCAGGGTAATGCCCTGAATGAGATCCTGCGACCGTTCGTCTTTGCCGCCAAACACATAAAAATAATTCGTTACACCTTTACGGGTTATCTCTACCAGGTTATCCGCCCGGCGATCCAATACCTTATAACCTCGGCTGCGTAACATTAGTTTAAGCCAAAACAAAACATTCCGGCGGAATGACCCGATAGTCTTGCCGCACATGCCAAAGTTTTGCCCGTCGAAGGTTGCCATCGCCCACATAACGTAAGATAAAGACATACTCAGCGTCTTGCCGGATCGGATTGCACCGTCTGCTATAATGCCGTCTTTATCCTTTACCGGCGAATCCGGGCACCACCAGTTTAATACTTTGCGCTGCTTTTTGGAAAAGGGCTTAAACTTAAATATTTGTCTAACCGGCTTAATCAGCTTCATC